GGTTACTGGCCTCAACGACGATGTAACAATCGGTTCAGTTGTTCGCTCAGATAGCATGGGTCGTCCAGTGCTTGCTGCTGCTGCAGATTTTTATAGCAGCAGTGCTGCATACTCTTACCTCCAGGTAGGTAAGGTAATTGAAGTAGAGAAGTTTGCCACCAATTTTGATGATGGCCTACTTAGCTACATGCAACTTCCCTCTGACCCAGGTGCACTCAAGACCGTGTATGAACTTACACGTGCAGGCACCTACAGCGGTAAGTTGGGTATCCGGGCCAACCTGGACGTCCATAACGTCATTGGTGCTTTCCGCGTCAATCTGACACTATAATAGAAATATAACACAGGAGGAATAATCCTAAGATGAGTAAGACAATCCAAGAGCTCCTCTCAGGTCTCCCCGCTTGGGAGGCTGCACTGACTGAGGACGGGTATATCGATGGAGAAAATAGAGTAACTATTAAGGAAGCTTTTGCATCATCAGATGCTGCAGCACTATTCCCCAAGGTTCTCTCACGCACTCTAAGAGAGGCTGCTGAACCACAATTGCTGGTCACCCCTCTTCTTTCGGTAGTTCGCCTCGGAAAGGGGCGCTCCTTGGAGTTCCCAGCAGTCAATGCAATCCAAGCAGCTGAGATCCCTGAAGGACAAGAATATCCAGAGCAAGCACTCGCCTTCGCAAAGCAGGTAGAGGGCAAAGTTTCAAAGAAAGGCGTTAAGCTCGCTTTTACAGAAGAGGTTATTGCCGATTCACTTTGGGACATCGTAGGTATGCATGTTCGTGCAGCTGGACGAGCCATGGCCCGTCTTAAGGAGCAAATTGCTCTCAGCCGTTTTAAGGACGCTGCAACTATCGTTTTTGATAACGACAGTGGTTCATATGATGACACCACAGGTCTTGACATTACTGGCACAGCCAATAAAACAGTGACCTGGGATGACATCATTGACATGGCTGCTGTACTCATGGCTGAAAACCATGTTCCAACAGATTTTATTCTGCATCCGCTAATGTGGTCAGTGTTCCTTAAGGACGCTATCTTCCATGCCGGTGGCGCAGCTTCATCTGTTGGCACAAGCTGGGGTTATCGTCCACAGTCAGCTGACAGCGCACTCAATGCAACCGCTCCTATGGGTCTTAACGTTCTAGTTTCACCATTCGTAAGCTTCACAGCTAAGAGTGGCGCAACTGCAGCTAAGTCAGACCTTTTCTTGATTGACCGCAACGAGGTTGGAACAATCCTCGTTAAGGATGACATGAGCACAGATCAGTTTGATGATCCAAGTCGTGATATTCGTTCACTCAAGATGAAAGAGCGTTATGACATCGTAATGCTTGGCGATGGTGAAGGTATCACTGTAGCCAAGAATGTCAGACTAAGCCGCAACTATGAGGTGCAGGTTACTAACGAGATGTGATTTAGTTAAGCCTTAGGGTTGTTATAGTTACAAACTACCCTTGAGCTAGGGGATGGTGGAGAAATCTACCATCCCCTACGCTTTTATTTATACATGTTTGTTACTATCTATATATGACTATTATGTTGGAGAGTGTTAAGTGACGTTACATTTAATAGACAATGCCACTGTAACAGTTAATACTGTTAACATTAAATTTGGTAGAACTATAAAGATATCTTCTTTAGTGAATGCTAATTTTATTGTAACAACAGATGAAGCTACACCAGTGACTATAAGTTCACCATTTAGAAATATAAATACTTTAACTGATTATAATCAAATTAGTAGAGTATTAAGTCTTTATTGGAAAGTTGTTTTAGATGGTAATAAAGACTATATAATTACTGTTTCAAATTTAGTTGATTCTTCTGGAATTACAGTTCCAGATGAACAAGTTAAATTTACTTCGCAAACACAGGCTGCAACTCCATCAATTCTAACTGAATCAAACGCAACAGTTTTAAATGAAGTTTTAATTGAAGACAAATCAGTTAGAGTAGATATTGAAACAGGCTATCAAATAATAGCAAAAAACCCTGACTTTTACATAGAATCAGTTATCCCTGCAAATGGAGATTTTTATATTAATAACGATGAGAATGATGGAAGAGTTACAATTACCTTTAGCTCTAGGCCAGCATCTAACTTTTTAACGTCTAAATATTTTAAAGCTCAAAGAAAAAAAATACAAAAAACTCCGTCTAGATGGGAAATAGTTTCAACGCATATTTCAATGCACTCATGGAAACCAGATGTATATATTGACTTTCCTTCAGATGATGCAACTCCAGTGTATTATACAGAAGATAAAACATATTTTGAATCTGGCTATAAGTATAGAGTTATTATTTCTTCTGAGGTAGGAATATAATGGCTAATGCTCTTTACGCTAAGGCAAAAGAAGCTCTTTTAGAGGGTTTGTTTGATTTAACTGATAATACAATAAGGGTTGCATTTGTAAAAAATACATATTCAGTTAATATTAATTTACATGAATTTTTATCTGATATTAATGAATCTTATGTTGCGGCAACATCTGATCCTCTTGCAAATAAAACAACGGGGTCAGGAATTTTTGATGCAGACAACATAATTGTTGAAAATTATGGTACAAGTGGATTTTCTTATCTTGTTTTATATAAAGATAGTGGATCCAGGACAACATCAAGGCTGATAGCATATATAGATACGGCAACAGGTTTACCTGTTTCTGCCACAGCAGAGAGTGTATCAATTACTATTAACTGGAGTAATGAGATTAATAGAATATTTAGTTTATAAGGAAAAACATGAGTACAGCATATCCAGCTTCTTTAGATAATTTTATTAATCCTACTGCAACAGATAAATTAAATTCTGTTACGGTACCACACCATCAGCAGCACGCTGATTTAAATGACGCTGTTGAAGCAATAGAAACTGTTCTTGGACTTAGCCCAGCAGGAAGTCATCTAACTGTAAAAGATAGAATAATCGCAGCAGAATCCTCAATAGCTACACAATCAGTTTTAAATGGTTTAACAGATGTTACTATAACATCAGCAAATCCAGGTGATGTTCTGCGTTATAACGGCTCAGCTTGGGTGAATTATGATGAAGAAAATCTTGTTGATGGAGGAAACTTTTAAAAATGGCTAATACAATTAGAATCAAAAGAAGGGCTTCTGGAGCATCTGGTGCACCGAGTAGCTTGGAGAACGCAGAACTAGCTTTTAATGAAGTTGATGATGTTCTTTATTATGGTAAAGGTACAGGTGGAGCAGGCGGTAGTGCAACAACAGTTGAAGCAATTGCCGGTAAAGGGGCTTTTGTAGGTTTAGCTGAAACTCAAACTATTACTGGAAATAAAACATTTTCTGGCACAGTTGCACTTGGTTCATCTGCAAGCGCTACAACTAAATCAGCAGGAGACAATAGCACGGCAGTTGCTACAACAGCTTATGTAGATTCGGCAATAACAGCTGCAACATATACTTTTACCCTGGCTGGTGATTCCGGAACTAGTCAAACAATTGATGATAATGAAACTGTAACAATTGCAGGTGGAACAGGCCTTTCTTCGGTCGCTTCATCAACAAACACTGTAACCATAAATCTAGATAATACGACCGTAACAGCAGGAGCATATGGTTCTGCAACTCAAATTCCAACATTTACAGTCGACGCACAGGGTAGATTAACAGCAGCTAGCTATGAGTCAATCTCTACATCATTAACTGTCGGCGCAGATTCTGGAACAGCAGATTCAGTAGCTTTAGCAACTGATACATTGACCTTTAGTGGCGGAGAAGGAATTGATACAGCTGTAACAAATAACACTATTACAATATCTGGAGAAGATGCAACGACATCAAATAAGGGAATCGCATCTTTTAGTTCCGATAGCTTTTCTGTTAGTTCTGGCGCCGTAAGCATTAAGCCTAGCGGAGTAAGTAATTCTCAGCTAGCTAATTCATCTATAACAATTGGATCAACATCCGTATCCTTAGGTTCAACCAGCAATACACTTGCTGGCTTGCAGCAGGTAGACATTGACAATATTCGCATTGATGGGAATACAATCTCCGCAACTGATACTAATGGTGGAATTTCATTGGACCCAAATGGAACAGGTCACGTTTCTGTTAATAGTGCAAGAATAGAAAATCTTGCAAATCCAGAAAATCCCCAAGATGCCGCCACTAAAGCTTATGTTGATTCTGCAACTCAGGGCCTACATATCCATGCAACCGTCAAAGTTGCAACTGGAGCTACTCTAGCTAGTATAACTGGTGGCTCTGTTACATATGATAATGGAACAGATGGCGTTGGAGCTACCCTTACTTTAGGAACTGCTTTAACAGCGTTAGATAATTACAATCTCCAAAATGGTGACAGAATTCTAGTTAAGAATCAGGCAACCGCAGCACACAACGGTATTTATATATGGGCTACTGGGGGTACAGTACTAACAAGAGCTAATGACTTTGATACAGCAACAGAAATTGCTGGTGGCGACTTCGTATTCGTTGATAGTGGAGATAATTATGGCAATACTGGCTGGGTAACTGCAGACGAAGTTAATACAGTTGGAACAGATGCAGTTAACTGGATTCAATTCTCTGGTGCAGGAACATATCTTGCTGGAACCGGATTAGTATTAGATGGTTCTACTTTTGATATCAATTTAGCTACAAACAGTGGCTTATTAATTACGTCAGATGAATTACAGGTAAATAGCACAATAGCTGGAAATGGTTTAACTTTTAGCAATGGCGTCATTGCTATTGGTGGAACTTCTGACAGAATATCTGTAACTTCAGACGCAATAGATATTGCTTCAACTTATGCCGGACAGTCAAGTATTACTACCTTAGGGACAATTACGACAGGCACATGGAATGGTACAACTATAGCGATAGCCAATGGTGGAACTGGCTCAACTAATGCATCAGATGCAAGAACTGCATTAGGTCTTGCTATTGGAACAAACGTTCAGGCATATGACGCCGAACTCGCTGCCATAGCTGGACTAACATCAGCAGCAGATACACTTCCATACTTTACTGGTTCTGGTACAGCCGCACTTGCTACATTTACTTCATTTGGTAGATCACTAGTTGATGATGCAGACGCATCTGCTGCAAGAACAACTCTAGGATTAGGGACAATTGCTACACAAAACTCAAACAACGTTTCAATTACAGGTGGATCAATTGATGGAATTACAATAGATGGTGGGACATTCTGACGTTAAAGGAATATGAATGAAATATGATGGTGATATAACATATAATCAAATACATTTTCAATATAATGGATTATATGTAGTTTCTCCTGAGGCTATTGAATTATCTCCAAATTTTGGCGGACTTAATTTATTAAAAGTAATTTTAATACAACCACCATCAATAAATAGCACATTAGTTTTTGTACCTACTCATTCAATTGTAATTTCTAGTGGAATAATTGATAATTCAGAAACATCATCTTCAATAAGCTTCACCAGTTTTAATAGTTATGGATTTTCTGAAATAGAAAAAATAAACGCAGACGCTTTTGCCATCTCTGCTTTAAGTAATTCAGAAAATACATCTGGTTATATAGCTATATCTGTAGATAAAAATGAACAATACGCATATTCATCAGCAAGCACAATTACTTTGGATAGCAACGCTGCTGGCACTATAGATATTACTATAATATCAAATGTTTAAAATAAGGAGCAATAATGTCTACAGATAAAGTAGTTGTTAGCGATACTGTAAGAATAACAGTAAAGTTTAAGGACATAGACTCTAGTGGTAATGAAGTAGATCTATCTCCAGTTCCACCTGTTCCAGTTATTATTAAAGATTCTTCTGGAACAACAGTTAATTCTGGTAATGCAACAAGTGTTTCATCTTCTGTTTATACATATGATTTTACACCATCAGAAGCAGATACTTATACTGTAAAATTTACTGGAACTTTATCTTCTGGAAATAATATTGTTGTTGAGCAAAAGCTATATGTATCTTCAACAGCAGAAGAATATAGACCAACTATAACACTAAAAGCTGATGAATCAATCACTTTTGCGCCAGATATAACTCCATTATATATAGATCCAGAAAGTTTGTTATCATATTTCCCCGATGCAACATTACTGGAAATAGGAGAAATAGTTCATAACTATTCTTTAGAAGTTAAAGAAATATATGGCCTTTTAAGCACAGAAGACGGTAGTAGTTTAAACTTTACAATGTTGGAATATATTAAAGCAGCAACAGCATGTGATTTAAGTAGAACTTATGGCTATGGTGGAGATGATGAGGTTTCTTTAAAACTTGGAGATCTTAATATAACTAATAGAACTATACCAAGAAATGTTGTAACAAGAAGTAACGCTACGACATGGTGTCAAATAGCTGCAGCGTTAAGAAAAGAAATGTTAGCAGCAAGAGTTGGTCCACGTGGAATATTGCCAAAGGGACTACCTGGAAAATCTAGCGGAACTGATGGAAAATTTATTGATCCAGACACAGGGAAAATAGTTTATTTATCAGATTTAGAATTATATGGTCCTGGAAGAAAAGTCCCAGAAGGCGATGACCCTATGCCAACAAGAGGTCTTAGAAAATATGATTAATACTAAAAAATCTTTTAATAAAATTCTTAGAGAATGGGGACATGACGTTTATATACAAAGAATACTACCAAACGGAAATCATTCAAATAAATTTGAAAGGGTAACAACTAGACAGGTTGGACAATCTGGTTTCACAAATAGTGATTCAGTACAAGAGCAACAAGAGGGGCTTATCGTTAACTATGACGCAGTATATTATTTTGCGGGAGAAATAAATCCTAAAGAAGGCGATAGGATTTATGAAAATTATTCAACTAGATCAAAAAATTATTCACTATTTAAGATGGACGCAGTTTCTCCAGTAAGAGGCAGGCTTGGCAAGATAGAATATTGGATAGTTGGCGCAACAAGAGAAAGATAAAAAATGTTAATCTTAAACGGTGGCCAGTCAGCAAAGTTTCAATTTGTTTTTTTTAATGATGGTCAATTATATGATCCAACAATATTAGCAACTCCTTCTGACATAACTGTTACTGTAGTTAGGGGTGAGCTTGGTTCTGGCCCAGTTATATCTGGTCCTTATTCATATCTTTTTCAGGCAGCAACTCCAACATCTGAAAATTATTTTGAAAAAACGTCAAATTCTGAATTTATTTTTAATTATACAATTCCTTCAAATCTATACGAAGGAGTTTATGCTGTCATAGCCCAGACGATGGGACCAACAGGATTGTTGCAATCAGAATCATATTTTGAAATAAAGCAATCTCAGGCTAACCTAATGCCAATAATTGCAATGTCAGAAAAAACTGCAGTTGTTAACTATAAGCCTACATATGAGCAGTTGAACTATGGTAATACAAATACAGTTTTATTATTGGGGCACGCAGACAACATAGGTTTAAATGTTCCAATTAAAATACAATCAATTCAACATGCAGTAGACATACTTGGCGCAGATAATTCTTCTCCATTGTTGAGGGGCGTATTTGATGCGTATAGTTGTGGAGCAAGAGATATTGTAATATGCGCAGTTGCTCCAATGTACGAATATATGCCAAATATTTCTTCTAGAAATACACCAACTGAAGCATTTAGTTATTTTAATGCAACGCCTAATTCTGAAACATTTTATGAAAAATATTATGAAAGACTTACAACAACATATGATTTAATAAAAGATTTAGATTTTGTTGACATTGTTGTTCCTTTAGAAGCCTCAATAATTAAAACAGATAATGTAGATTTTATTACTCAATTAGCTGATCATTGTGCGAATTTTCATAATTTAACAGGTTTTGTTCAAATAGGAGTAATTGGTTCTCGTAGTGGAGGCATTTCGTCAAGTGATATTAATCTAATTAAAAATAATACCGTTTTAGTTAATAAGCTAACTGAATACAGTGGAAATAATATAGCATCTGACACGGGTAGATATGTTATTCCAATTTATGGTGAAGCAATATTTAAACATAAACAAGTGAATTTTGCGTACGATGCATCCGTTGCAGCAGCTGTTGCAGGCATGTTAGCCAGCTCAAATTTTGATAGAGCATTGATAAGAAAAAAGATAACATCAGCGATGTCCGTATACGGCGGAGACTTAAGTCATGAAGAGTATTTAGAGCTTGATAATATTGGCATCAATACAATATACCGTGGAAATAAAAGAAATAGATCATTGCCATATGAAGTATATTTAACTAATGAATATACTTTGGCAATTAATTCATCACCGTACAGTAAAGCATCTCAGATGCGCCTAGTTGCATATATTGTATCTCAGATTAAGTCATATGCTGATGTTGCAATAGGAAAATTCAACTATGATGCAATTACAGCAAATGTAACTCAAATGCTACAAAATTTAAAAAACGAATCTGCTATAACAGATTTTTCTATTAAATCTGAAATAGATTTATTGAATAAAGGAAGTATTATATTTTATATAGAATTAACTTGTTCTATAGGTCTTAAAAAAATAGGGTTTGGTATATCAGCAGGACCAGGAGCTTAATATGGTTTATTTAAATAATAATTGGGGAACAAAATCATCGCCAACAGCTTTCCCTGAGTCAAATTTAAAAGGCGGATATGTTAGATTTGCAGCGCCACTGCAAGCTAATGGAAATTTAACATATCTTGAATTTATAACAGTTGTAAAAAGATTATGGGAAGAGAGCCATCCTCAAATACCAATACTTCCATTATCTTTAAATAGAGATACTTCAGTAACATATAGTGAATCTTCATCAACAACAAAAACATATAATTCAATAACCGGTTGGCCAGAAACTGATGCAAAAACAACTGGAACAGATATTTCTGTTAGAGAGCTTTCTACAATGCCAACAACAAATACTGTTACTCAATTAGATCAGTTTCCAGCAATAATTGGTTATAGTATGGAATTAAGAAAAACACATAGTACAGAACCAAAGCCAAAAATGAGGCAAATACCATCTGATAGAAATATTACCGTATATGGTCAAAGGTTCCAAAATATTATTGCGTTTACTATAATGAGTAAAGTTGGATCTTTTCAAGCAGAAGATGGATCCCAGTCATCTAGAGATGACCTAGATGCCGCGGTGTTATGCGATCAAATTATTGAAGCATTTGAAGATTTTATGATGGAGTACACTCCTGTTTTCAAATTACTTGGCGCATCTGAATTATTCTATTCTAGAAGGTTATCAGATTCAGAAGTTAATAGAGAAAATAAAGATATTCATAAAAGAGTCGTAACATATTTGTTAACTACAGAAAAAACATTTGCAACAACACATAATAAGATAGAGCAAATAGCTTTAGATGTTAGAACGTGGATGGCATACGAAAAAGATATGATACAAAGAAATCAAGCAACACCAAATTATGAAGATACACCATCAAGTATTATAGATTTATATCAAACAGCAACACCAAATAGTTAATTATATACATATATATAGGGTGTCAATTTTTTATTGACAGTTGTTTTTAATTCGTAACCATTACTATATGAGAAGAGTTTATTACAGTTTAATAGTCGGAGGTTTATAAATAAGATGGCTATACCCGGAGTAACAACATTAATTAGAGATCGCTTGTATACATCAACGCGCCAAGATGCCCCTAGTGGCCCAAGAATCGTTGCTATTGCAAAAAGAGATACAGCAGATCTTACCGGAGGTATTTCTGATCTAGATGTAGTGAGAGCTACTAATGAAAAGGATGTTATTAATGCTTTCGGCAATGGTTCTGATTTACACAGAGCATATTTAGAGCTCGCCATAGGTGGGGCTACACAAATTTATCTAGTACCACTTCCAAGCAATACTGCCTTTGACTATACAGAAGGCGATATTACAAGTGGTGGAACCAGCATTTTTGATGCTGCGTTTGTAGCAGCAGAAGCTTCTGTTCCAGACATAATTATTCCTTGGGGTCGCGGTAGCAACTCTTACGATTGGGAGTCTCCAGCAACACCGGGAAATGATAGAGAGTATGGTTTTCATGCAAATAACTCTGCAACAATTTCAAAGAATTGGTCATACAAGTGCGGTGTTAAAGCAAAGGAAATATCTGAAAATACCAATCCATGCGTAGTTGTGCTTGGAATTAAGCCATATTTAACTGGCGTAACAGAAGCTATGACACCATCACAGGTCGCCACTCATCTTGGAATGAGTAATTCTCCACAAAGAATAACAAATCTTCCTGATAGAGATAGCTCAAGCATGGGTGACGTTGGTCCATATGTTGTTGTTATTGCTACAGAAATTAAACCAGTTGGATATTCTTCAGTTGATGCAACACCAGCAGACTTTGGATATTCAAACGGCGCTGCTTTTCTAGCTTCTTCACTTAGTAAGCTAGCATCATATAGTGCAATTATCAATAAGCCAATCTATAATGTTCAGTCAATAAGATATGTTCCAACAAGAACGCAGCAAACTGCTCTTAGTAATTCTGGCGTAAACTCTGCAATTGTTAATTTTAATAAGATTCCAGTATTTGGTGAAGGCTTAACATTTGGCAAATCAACATCAGATTATACAAGACTAACAACAAAGAGAATTATTGACGAAGCTACTAACGTCATTAGACAAGTGTGCCAGAGATATATCGGTGAACCATCAACAATTCAAACAAGAAATTCAATGGAAACAGCGATCACTTCTGGCCTAAGAGGTATGCAAATTCTAGGTGCCATATTGGACAGTGACTTTACAGTAAGTTATGTTCCATCACAAAATAAGGCGATTGTAGACCTCGTTATAACACCTGCCTTCGAACTTAAGAATATCGAAGTTCAGGTAGCCATTAACCTATAATAATTACCGATTGGAGGGTAAATTAAATGGCCGCAGAAGAATATGATGGATTATCCACAAAGTATTTAAATACATATACAACATTCTCAGGTGCAGACATTGTAGCTACATTTGGTGGTGTTGAAATTGGTGCTCTTTCTGGAATTACTTTCTCTGTAACAAGAGAAAAGGCACCAATATACACAATGGGCTCACCAAACCCACGCTCTTTCTCAAGAGGCAAAAGAGGTATTGCTGGTTCACTAATTTTTACCGTTTTTGATCGCCCAGCACTATACACAATGCTTGATAAGAACTGGGCAAACGATAAAAAGATGTTCTTTTATACAAGAACACATAACGCCATTCCTTCCTCAAGCCTGGCTAGAAGAAGAGGAATTGCCCCAGTAGGGGAAGACAATGTTGGCATCACTAAGGTTGTTCCTTACTATGCAGACCAAATTCCACCATTTGATATAACAATAACATTTGTAAACGAATATGGTCAGTCAGCAGTTAGATCAATATTTGGAGTAGAACTCCTCAATGAAGGATCTGGTGCGTCAATGGATGATATTGTAATTGAAGAGACAATGACCTATGTTGCTCGTGAGCTAGGTCCAATGTATTCAGTTGCAACAGATCCACTACTTGATGCAGATATTAACCAGACAAATTTCATGAGTGGTAGTACTCTTAATTCAGAGATTATTCGTCCCTGATAAAAAACTGATTTAAACAGCAAGGGTGCATGGGGGATTCCTTCATGCACCCTTGTATTATTAAGGAGTAATAGTGGCAGAAGTAGTAAAATCGGTCGCTCCACCAGTATACGATACTAAAAATTTAGTAGATCCAACTGGTTCATATCAAGAGCCATATGAAAAATATATGTCTTTTTCTGGAGCTGATGCAGTAGCTGTTTTTAATATACCCCCAATAGGTTCTAATCCAGGAACAGAAGATTCCGGTGAAAGCCTTGTATTTGGAGAGCTTCAAACAATATCTTATTCTATTCACAGAGAAAATTCGCCAGTAAGAACTATAGGCCACGTGAGCCCAAGAGGTTTTATTAAAGGCGGTAGAACAATCGCTGGAAGCATGATATTTACCGTATTCAATGAATACGCTTTCTATAAAATAAACAAATATAGAGAAATGCTTAATAAGCAAGGTAATTATTTTGCACCATTAGCTGATATGTTGCCACCATTTGATATAGTTTTAACTTTTATGAATGAATATGGTACGGCTTCAAAGATGAAAATATTTGGCGTAACAATTGTAGATGAAGGTCAAACCGTATCAATTGATGACCTAATAACTGAACAAACTTATACATATATGGCTAGAGGCATACAACCTCTAATAACTATGCACTATGATGATCCAAGTTCAACTCTTAGCGCAGAAGTTAAAGCAAGAAATATATCAATAACAAAAAATATATTTGGCGATACAGTAACAAATGATTTGGCAGCACTGTATGCAAGAAATATGTCAAATACAGTCGTCAGACCATAGGGTGATATAAATGCCACAAAATACTCAATATACATTTAATCCATTAAATAATGAGATAGATAGAGTCTGGGCAGGCAGATCCTCAAATAATCAAAGGTCAATTAATTCTTATTATGATTATTATTTTAGTGGTGAAGATGTTAGAGTTTTTATTGACGGGTTATTTGCACCAGAAGATGAACTTGATATAGCGTCATTTGCCTACATGGTTAGACAAGAAAAGCAGCCGCTATATGGTTTTTGGTCTTACAATTATGATGCAATGATGCTGGGTACTAGAATTATTACCGGTGAAGTAACCATTATGACAAGATATCCAAGAAGAATGACGGAGATGCTTGAAAAAGCTGCTGTTGCTAGAGCAACAGATCCAACAAGAAGAACAAATGAACAAAGAATAGTTTCAAGACTAAGAAATGAAAATACATTAAATAATGAAGATGAAAAAAATATACAAAAATATTGGGGCTATAGTCAATTAGATAGAATAACAGAAGATCAATATTTAACAAACAATACTATTGATGGGCAAAATAATATTTTTAGCGCTCATCCACCATTTAATTTTGTTATACTATATGGTGTAGAAGAAACCGCAATAACACCATTTAACGCAAGATCAACAGAAGATTTAAGAATTAATGATAATATAGATAGACTAATGCAGGCAGATATTAACCAAAGAACTGTTAAAATTAACAACGTTGTTAGTCCTATGAAAATAGTTTTACAAGAAGTTAATCTTATTAGTATGTCAACAGCCTATACTCCAGGTGGTCAGCCAATAGGGGAAAGTTATCAGTTTATGGCCAGAGATTATTATTTTACAGAAGCTGATCTAGGTTTTATTAAAAATCTTAGAACATCTTCACCTACCACAACAGGTGCAGCAGCAGTTCCAAATAATACTCCAGCTACATCAACTACTGGGCAAACTCCTGTTCAAGGAAATTCAGGTGGAGTATAGTTTTTTGTATAAAAATGTGATATAATTTGTTTTGATTAATCAATTAAATTAGGAGAAGACATGTCAACAGATAAAAAAGTTGTAGTTTCAAACGTAGAAAATATTTTAGAGGATGATTTAGAAATCACTAAAATTAACTTAGAAGTTGAAGATATAGTAGAAGAAAACTCTGATTCAACTTTAGATAATGAAGAAGATTTTCAGTCAATAGATGACCTTCCTGATGATCAAGAAATATGGACAGATGGTCCATCTGCAGGTCAGGTAAAAGAGTGGAAAAAAATATATGGTGATGTTTATGTAACATCTATTACGTATGACAAGCATGTCGCTTGGCGCTGTTTGAATAGAGCAGAGTATAAACAAATTGTCAAAAAAATGGAGCAGCTTGTTCAAGGCGGACAATTGACTACCGCAGAAGCCAATCTTTGGAACGAAGAAACAATTGCAGAGACTTGTATGCTATTTCCAGTTTTTGATAAAAATAAAGCAGTTGGCTTTATGGCCGGAGTTCCTTCACTAATTGCACAAGAGGTATTAGAAGCATCTGGTTTCGTCGCCTTAGAGGTAAGACAACTCTGATATGTTAGATCCTAATGTCATTTTTTCTTTAAAAAAGAAATATGGCAATATATATGCAGTTAGTATAAAAAATGTTGATGTTGTTTTTAGGGAATTAACTTTTTCTGAATTTGATTCAATTCAATATTATCAATCACTTGAAGATTTTTCTTCAGCAGATATAGAAGATTTTGTTCTTGCGTATTCTGTTGTTTATCCGGAAAATTTTGACATAAATACAATACCTCCTGGCGCAGTTTCTTCGTTAGCTCAAGATATATTAGATTTATCTGGATTTGTTTCTCCATCTTTAGCTAAATTAATTATGGATGAAAAAAGACTTGAAATAAATGAAGTTAAAAATTTAATGAAGGCGTTTGTGTTGGCTACTATTACATCATATTCTGTTAAAGAATTAGATGATATGACATTTTCTGAATTAGCAGAAAAAGTAGCTCTTTCAGAAAAAATTATAGAAATTAAACAAGCTATAAATGGTATACCTTCTTCAAATATTTCTCTTCAGCTAATAGATCCAGAAGAAGAAAATCAAAAAGAAAAACAAAAAGCTGCAAACCACAATGCATCAAAGATGCCGGGAGCAGCTGCATACGAAGATCCTATTGCTAAAAAGCTATGGGGCGGCTAATATATAGGAAGTTAAATTGATTAGAGATCCTGGTCCAATACACAATTTAGGATACAGTGTTACGTCTCGCGATATTCCTATGATGGACGGTGAGGAAAGGGGCGATAGCCCTAATTCTGGTTTTATAGCAAAGGCTCTTAATGGGCATCCAGTTTTAAGATTTATTGGGGTAGCTGGCGCATCCATTGCTACAATGACTGTTTTGTCTAGGATGACAAAAAGTGGTGGATTAAAACTAACAAAATATCTTCAAGATAGTGCAGAGGCCGCACAAGAAATTGGTCAAAACAATCTAACTACAAGATTATATTCTAGTTTAAAATCTGCAAGAAGAGAGTTAGATGAATTAGCTGGATTAAATAGAACAATAGATGGAGTTGATGCAAATCAAATTGATCCATATTCTCAATTAGTCTATGATAGAGCTGGTAAATTAACTACAGGTGATGTTAGGCTAACCTCTAGAGGAACACATTTTAGAGGTGGAGAATTAAATCAAGCCGGACGAGGTATTACCTCTGAACCAGCTGCAGTTTGGAATTATAGAGATGAAGTTCAAAGTAGGATGGTTCGTCTGGCAAGACGACTTCCCTACGAACTACCTGCATTATATGTTGGACAAAAAGCAGTTGTTGATCCAATATTTGGTAATGAATCGCAAAAATCAAAAGTAAAATGGTACAATCCTGTTGATGTTATTACTGATTTTGTTAAAACATCAACCATAAATACCGCAACAATGCTTATGCCGTTTGAGGCAGGTGGCGCAGCCATAAACAGTGCGAAGAGTTCACTTCACACATTCAGATATTCAATGGGCGATTTAAGTCGCCTAATGCCATCTGGACAATTGTCTCCTTCTCAAAAAATGTTTGTCAATCTTTCAGATTTAACTGCTGCAGTAGGTCACGATCTGGGTAGATTAACTAATTCTATTTTAAAATTTTCTACACAAAGTTCTGGCGCAATACAGGCAGCAACCAAAAATTATTCAGCCGATAGACCATCAATTACTCAGTCTATGCACAGAGCCCGAAATACTTCTGCGATAGAAAGATATCGCACTAGCGCAGAAACATCTAAGATAAAAAAAGCAACAACTTTTGTTAAAGATTTAGTTTTTGGAAACTCATCAAGTTCTAATTATGGAGCTATTGATATATTTCCTGGAATTAGAGGAGTCAATGCTTCAATAAGACAGGGTATAAATGAATTTAAACTTCTAGGTCAAAGTTATGACGTAGTAAGTGGTGCTGTAGCATTTGATAGGCAGCTGTTGAGTATGCGTGGAGCAAACGCTGCTCAAGAGTTAAGATCTGGTATAGGCAGAGTCCAAGATATGCGCTTGGATAGAATGACGCGTTTAGCAAATAAGATATCTGTGACTGGAACTGGCAGGACTGGACAAGATAGATTTACGACATCTGAATTCCATAAGATGTTCACAAAAAATGAATACAAGAATTTATTAGAAAAACAAATATTAGAAAAGTCTGGTGGACAAGCAGGTAGTGATGAATTCAGGCAAAATTTAAGACTTTTTATTGATAATATTAATGTTGAGCCAAAAATAACAAATAGTGCAAGAAGTATAACTATAGGCGATTTAAAATTAATCCGGGAAGGAGACGACGCATATAACGCCATAATGAAGCGATTTTCAACTATCGCTGGCGAAGACGCTATGGCTAATATTTTTAGCACAAGAGCTCTTGATGAGGCAATAAAAAATACTAATAGAATTTTTTCTTCTAGAGAATTTAGAAAAAATTTAGACATTACAATAAAGAAGGGTTTTGATGCACAGTTAGATATCTCGGCTGTTAGAGCTGGAGAAAAAATTCTTAAACCCAAAAAAGCAAATTACGATAATTTCTTAAGAATATCTGGTCCAGATTCAACTGAATATGAATTTTTGGTGAAAAAAACTGCAGAGACATTAGGTGTTTCATTAAAAGATGCAAATGGTAGAGCCATAAGTACTTCTGTGGTTGCAGATAAACTTAAGGCTTTTGATTTAGATGCGCAAGATTATGGTTCTCTGAGATCTTTTTTGGTTAGAAATAAAAAAATGACAACTGGAATATTTCCAGGTGGATATAACGTATTTGGCTTAAAGCAGTTAACGATTGACGAAGCTGTTGGCAGAGGGATGTATTCTCATCTTGGGCAAGATAAACAGGATATAATTCGTACAATGGCTGCAAAAATTGCGGCAAGAGATCCAATTGCATCTAGAGAAAGTGTTTCAGCTTTATCTGGAATGTATACAACAGCTTCTGGATTAAATATAGATTTGTCTGCTTTAAAAACAATAGGTTCATCAATAGGAAATTTTTTAGCTAAAGATATAAAAATTCCAATAGTTAACTTTAATCCAGTAACACTGTTTGGTAAAGGATCTTTTGATGAAATGTCAGGAAGAGTTCCTTATCAAATAGTTGCCGGAAGAACAGTTCAGCCCTTTTTGCCAGAAGGAACACAAAGGGCAGATTTTTATACATTTATTAGTGGAGGAAAAACAAAGGGTCAAGTTATTGGGTATACAAGAGATCCGGTAAGTGGCATTTATTCTTCACAAGAATTAGCAGGGTTATATAGGCCAATAGTCTCTTCAAGTAATGAAATGCTTGCAAGAAATGCAAGAATAGCGGCTGCTAGAAAAGTCAAAGGTAATAATTTATTAAACTTTGATAATGAGACTTTTAAACCTTCTCCTTTATTGTCTAGACTTGGTTTTAGTGATGAGTCACAAAGGACTTTTGGTAGAAGGGTTGCAAAATTTAAGGATGATTTTAATTTTACAGTAGATCAACCCGAGTCAATACCTCGGTTAATAGGTAGATTTAAGAATAGATCAACAGATATTTATAATCCTAATGTTATTAATAGACTAATTGAAGGTCAGACTATTGCTACAAAATCTGGCAAGATGCGGATGAACATTGTTCAAGGCGAAGATGACTTAATACGATCTGCAAATATTGTAGATGATGTTACTGGCGCAGAAATGGTATCTCAAGCGGACTTATTAAAAGCATTTGAGGCAAATAGAAAAAGAATATATGGATATGGATTTAACCAAAAAGTAATGCAGGGCATGCAAAGACTGCAAAGTCTTTCTGGTGTATACGATGATATTTTTGGTCCTAACGCAACTTTAACAGAAAAAGTAAGTGTTGCAAATAGATTAATAAACACTGTTAATACAGACGCTAGGGCAATATCTGCTTTAGGGTTTGATTCTCAAGCCTATCGTCAATCAACTAATACTTTACGTAAAATATTAGAAGAGTCAGATCTTTTGTCTGGAACTCAAATTAAGGGTAGATCTCCATCAATAGTCACTAGAGAAGACCTTTTAACTAATGAAATATTTAAACAGTTGACTTTAAGACAGAGTCTTCTTGGTGGAAATAGAGATGAAATATTTCAAGAGCTACAAAAAGTAATAAGTCAATCAGGTCTTTCTTCTGGACAGTTGGCAGAGGCTCAAGCAGCTGCTAGTGGTATTTTATACAAACTAAGCTCATTTAGTGCAAACAGGTCTAGTCTTAGTGAACTTCAAGTCCAATTAAGGGCATTGAATAATGTTAATGCTCAATACACTTCTTCTGGCGTTATGGGAGAAGCAGCAAAATATTTTAACCAACCATTTATAACCGGTTCAATAAATAGGGTTCAAAACGATAGATTTGGTGTAGTAAGAGATTTTGTCTATAAGAGATTTTCTGCATCTCCATATCAAATATCTGATTTAGCTACTGACTCATTGGGCTCTGCACGCGGTCCTGGCATGGATGTAACCTTAGTGCCAACGTTTGGTACAGTATTTGCAAGAAATCCTGTACAAGCTTCTTTAAGTGTTGCTGGAGTTAACACCTATTCTAATACTCAAGCATATTCTAGTGCGTCAGTACCCATATCTCATGGCATAGAAAGATTGAATAGATACTTTGGTGCTGCCGGCATGAAAGTTGATCCAACTCAATATTCTGGTCCATTAAGTCTTTTTGCAAATGGGATGATAGGTAGGAGAGTATTGCCATTATTTGCTGCTGGAACAGCTTATATGACTGCGGATAGAACTCTGGGTGGTTTTGTTAATGAAAAAGATTCAAGAGGAGAGAGAATATATTCGCCCCTCCTTTTGGGGGGCGTTGCCAGGGGAGTTGTAGAGGCTCAGGCTTTTGGTGCAGGTCTTATTCCTGGAGGAATGTCTTATCAGGAAAAAAGAGAGCAGCTTGTTGACGGAGAAGTTCCTATAAGACAAGGTAGATTTTGGCCATTAGGCAATACTCCTTTCCAGGGTGGAAAAGTAATGTATTACAGGCCAAGTTGGTATAGAAAACTTCAAGGCGGAGCTATGTTTACATCGGACACTTATGGTAGTCCAATGGAAAAAGCATTATTTTACACTGATATATCACCACTAAGACCTTTGGATCCATATAGATTTGAAAGAAAGCATTATGAGGATAGACCTTATCCAGTAAGCGGAGAGTATTTTAGTGGACCATTTGGTCCAATGGTGCCAATATTAAATGCAACAGTTGGAAAAATTTTAAAACCACAAGTTTTGATGCACGAACAGGAATTAAATCAAGGCTTAGCTTCGTATGTCCCAGCTGGACAATCTGGAGCATACAATGCGCAACCTTATGCTGCTGCAGGGATTACATATTCTTCTTCTGGTGTTCCAAATCAACAATTTGGCCTGATGAGAGGCGGATCTTTTGGTTCCTATTCAAATTATATTTCTGCATCAAATACAAGAGCTGCTTCAGCAGCTGGTAGCTTAAACACCGCCTCCAATTTAGTTTCTAGTTTAATTTCTTCGGCAAACTCGTCATACACATCAGCTGCCTATAGTCCATATGGTGGAACATCTTTTTCTAATCCAGTACAATTTGGTCCACCTAAAGTATCTGGAGTAATGCCACAAAGAATAGTTCCATCTGGAGTCCCGCTATCGCCTGATATGGCAAATATTCAATTGGGCGAAATAGGCTATAGAATGCAGGAAACCTTAGGTATATATGGTTTTGGACTATCTACATTAAGGGAAAAATTTGGATTTGGTCAAGGAGATTTTGAGCCGCAAAGAAGTGTTTTACAGTCGGCAAGTAAGGCTTATGGGACTAGTCGTCAATTTTGGGATTTAAATTTAGGTGGTTTAGGTGACCTTCCGCTTCCTGGTCGTAGCGCATTATCAAGTATAGAATTTTCTGAAATAACAAGAAGATTTATTCCAAAAGATAGAACAGGTGTAGACTATTTAAATCCAATTCAAAATTTGATGGGTCAACAATATCCTTTTCTTCCTGGTTCAGAATATTTTACAGATTTTACTAGAGGGGATCCATTCACTAGGGTTCAGGAAGGTGAAGTTAGATTACCCGGAGTTGCCTACGAAAGGTTTAACACATTAAGGTCAGATGAAACTGGTAGGTATGGTTTACTTGATCAGTATAAAATATTGGGCGATGTTGCTTCTTACTCTAAACAATTTAAACTTTTGGATAAACAATTAAGTAAAAGTTTAACTGATCCAGCAGAAAAAATGTTGTTTCAAGATCTTCAACAAAGAGTAGCAGAAACTCAAAGAAAAGAAACATTTACAGATTATCAATATAAATATTCTTCTCCAGAAGAAATGAATATGAATCCTACAGAATTTAATATTCGTAGAATAGGGGAATCTTTAGTTCATAAAGATAACATTATTAATACAAAAATTTTAAATAAACATACGGCTGTTGAAGATTGGGAAAAGAACAATGTTTATGGATCAACTTTTCCAGAATGGCAGAGACCATTTGAAAGTTTCATAGAACCAATGTTTTATAAAGCATCAAATAGAGATCCATTAACTGCAGCATCAGCTATGGGTATAGCTGGAAGTTTTTTTGGCGCGACACAAAGAGGCAAGGGCATTATGTCAATATCCGGTGCCTTAGCGGGTTTAGTTACTTCAAGTTATCAAAACGCTAAAGAAATTATAACCGGTGAAGAGTTTATGCCTCTGACTAGAAAAAAGGAATTAGCTCTAGAAGAATATACTGATATTTTATCTTATGTTAAAAATAAAAGACTATCATCAATGGCATATGCGGCTGGAGACGGCGCAGCAGCAAACCAGTTTAGAATGGCATCAGAAAGAACAATGTATGGAGCAAACTTAAATAATCCAGATCTAGAAACACTATCGCTTGCTATTCCAAAAAGAAAAAGAGAGCATTTTAAAGCAATGATAAATGCCCCGGTTGAAGAAAGGGAAAGAATTTTAAAAACTGCACCTAGATTAGAAAGACGATTTTATCAAGCTGCTTGGGGAATGGCTGTTGAGCAAAGACCAGAATTAGATGAGTATTTTGCTCAACATGAACTACCCGATGCCGATTGGGAAGGATGGCATCCAAATACAAACATGGAACATGTGAAGATTAAGATGGGTCAATCTATGGGTCTAGAAATGTCTCAAATGGGTTACTATCCACAGCAGATACGTGAAGCAAATCTAAGTAATCCAAGTTATCCTAATTTTGGATTTGAAAGTCAAGTTTCTAATATAGACAGAATTAGAGCACTAATATCAAGAATCGGTATAAATGGAAATGTTAGCGCAATTAATAACTATTCTGGCTCAGACAACTATAATATATTAGCTGGTGTTAGGTAATGGATTTTTCATATCTTTTAAGAGATCTTCCTATAGAAAAACAACTTCTTGTAATGAAAGAAGCTTTATATAAATCAACCGCAGGTAGACAAAATTTAATTGAAACCATAGAAGAAGATGGTCAATTAAAATTTAGAGTCAATTTTTATAGACGCACAGAAAATAGTTCTGGTCAAGAGGTTCTTACCAGAAAAGTTTTTCAAGGTTTACGAGAGGCTTCTGAAGAAGTTTCTTCATATAAAATTTCTGAATTTTTTAATTTGGATCCACAAGCAGGAGTTGTCTCAAATCAATATAGAGATGTTAGTGCTATTTTGGAAGCAATTAATGAAGGCGTAACTGATCCATCTAAAAGAATTAGCGCTCAGATAGCAATATATAAATCAGAAAATAAGTCCGATGCGTCGGTGGCTCAATTTATAAAAGATATGCAGAGTTTGCAAAGAGATCAGGGCATGGTGGTTATGACAGACGACAGTGCTCTTGTTGTTAACTATATACAGGGCGATAAAATTCTATCAACTAATGAATCTATAGATATGTTAGTTAAAAACAATAAACAAATTTTAAATGCAGAAGAAGTAAATCGTGCATTATTGTCTAGTGATCCACAAAAAGAATTGAATAGTTTATTTAGCAAAGCTGCTAAAAGATATAAGGGCATTTATTCTCCAAGAGACGTTTCACTAGCTGGTGAGGCATTAGCTGAGTTTTTAGGCGTTGACCCGAGTATGGCTAGACAGCCTTTAATGGACGCTTTGGGTAGTAAAATGCTAGTTACTTCAGAAATGTTTGAGATGTTAGCTGAATATTCTGGAATTAATACAATTGATAAATTAGGAAAAAATATAACTGAACAAACACAGGATTCAATAGTTTTAGCAAGACATAAGATTGGCCAAATGCAGGGGGGAATAGGCTCAATAGATTCTTATTTAACTGAACTTGAAAATACTGGTAAAACAATAAATAGAGTAAATATTAAAACAAGAATTCAAGAGTTAATTGCGCATACAATTGATAGCGGAAAATATAATCCATCTGGTGGACTTTTTGGTATTGATGAAGTTAAAACTAAATTAAAACAAATGGGTGATAATGACGATTATAAAATAATTAAAGGTATGATAGATGAAATAAGTAAAGGTTTTGATGGATCTGGCTTAATGAATATGGAAAATCAAAGAGGATATAAAAAATCTTTGGGACAAAAAATAGCAGCATTAATGCAACAACCAAATTTAACTTCAGAACAAAAGAAAGAAATAGTTGCACTTCAACAAGAATATGATCAAATAAGTCAAAACATATCACAAGGCACTATTAGAGGCTCTATTCGTTTTGGCCAAGACTCCCCCACGTATATGCCCAAAGGTGCCCTGGCTTCAGAGGAGCTTGGTAAAGTAAGTGCGCAGATAAACGGATCTGTATATGAAGTTGATTTAAAAAAATATATGGCTTTGTTTTCTGAAACAATGATGAAAAAAGAAGTTGGTTCAGCAAAAGATGTCCCAATATTTAATTTAAGCGGATTAACAGAATCAAAATCAACAGTCTACGCAGATCCAATGCTAATTTCATTTCATGATGCAACTTTTGCATCTGAACAAGATTTTAAGATGATGCAAAAAATGCGTCAAAAAGTAGAAGCAGAGATGGCTGCAATAATACATAATGGTCGTTTATCTGATGATCATGAGATTATAAGAATGGCTCGCATGATGGCAAATGGAACGGGTGAAATGGTTTTGCCAGAACAACAGTTTTCAAAATTATTAAATGCAAATTGGCAAAATGCAATACTTGAAGCACACATGTCAGGAGCTAGCATTACTTCATATGGGTATATGAATGCAATTTCAGATTATTATAGAACCCAAATGTATACTTTTAGGAAGGGGATGTATCTTCCTACAATGTCAGAGATTTATAGATTTGCCATTAACTCTGAAGCTAATGCCGTTAGTGGGGTTTCAAGTGCAGCAAAATTATTAAATCAAAGTGCTCAAAGTATTGACATTGGTGGTCAGTCTGTTGATGTTGCTCAATTCAGATTAAGAAATCACCAACTATTACTGCATCATGATGATGTCAGAAGATTCTATCATGTTTTGGGTGGATTTGACTTGGACGACAAAGCTTTGCCAATTGTTGGCACATATATGTCAAATGGTCAAAGAAGATTAGGTTTTTCTTTAGTTCGTCAACCAACTGGTCAAGAAGAAATAGGTAAACTTCTTTCTCTTGTTGATGACCAAGAATCATATAGGGAAATGTTTAAAGGAAACAAATACTTTATGCAAACCTTAGAGGGTATGGCTGAAGCCGGAGACGCTGACGCTCAAACTTTGTTTAATATAATGCAATCTAATTCATCTGTACAAAATTTTACAAAAATGGAAGAAACAACAATAAGAGTTTTAGATGAAGTTTATGGTGGTAATTTACGAGTTTTTGATAATAATTATTTTAATGCTCAAAAGCTTTCGGCTTCTCAATTAATTTCTATGGCAGGGGAAAATCCAGATTTTGGTCAAATGGGTGTTAGAAAACTTCAAGCTGAATCAAAGCGTTTAGAAATTGCAAAAGCGGTTAGGGAGGTTATAGACGAAGATGCGTCACTATTTGATGCGCAAACTGCACAAATGTTAAGAGCAACTAATGATGATGAAATTTTAGGAAGACTAGGTCAATTAGTTAATCAAAATAATGAAACTATTCAAAATATTATAAATAGAGCTTATTCAAAAGTTGATTTAAATAGGGCTTTAAGTATTGTGGATGGGAATCAAAGCTCACTTGGGTTATACATCAACAGAGCAACAATAGCTGGCCATTGGTTAAACCAAGTTGAAAAACTTGGCAGTTTAACTAATGATGAAATGAGTTATATTAACCAATTTGGTAAAGGGCAAATATCACTTCTCCCAACAGAAACTCCAGTTGACTTAACTCAAACCATGACTACTGGTCAACTTAAGGCTCAAATGAGCGTTCTTGAAATTGCTGGACAGCAAGGTACAGAAGAAGACGCTATAAGAATCCTCCGTAGTGCGTTTCCGTCAATTGGCAAAGATGCTATTAGCGCTGGTGGTGGCACAGCAGAAATAACCGCTTCGTTAAATCAAATTAATCCAGTAAGAATGATGTCTAGACAATTGGGTTACTTTAGAGCTGGTGGCAAAAGTGGAGTTATAGATGTTATGTTTTCAACTTCTGGAAAATTAACTGGAGATGATCTTAAGGAAGTAATCCAAGGTATGACTGAGGGTTTTGTGGCAAAAAGACAGCATTACATGAGTTCTGGAATGCAGCAGCAAGCAGATGAACTTTCTTCATCAATAGCAACAATGCAGGGTTTTGTGCAGCGGGGGGATGTTGATGAAATACAAGAATATTTAAAAACAAGTGGTATTTTTGCTGGTGCTGAGAATCCATTGGCAACAATAAGTAGGTTTTCTGCAGAAGGACAACAAAGAAAAATGTTAGCTGATAGTCTTATTTCTGTTGCAAATCAATCATTTCTTGCAGAAAGACAAAAACTTCTTGCGGCAAGCGATTTTGTTTCTCAGGCTACTGCAAAAAGTGTTGTTGATGAATTAGTTGAAAATCATGCAGATATTTTAAGAGAAATAACGCAAGAATTAAGTAAACCAGCTCAAGATAGACTTGCTATGCATGGTGTAAATATGGATATAGCAAGAGCTTTTATAGGTAATGATGTTTTAAATAAAATAAACGAAGCCGTTGAGCAAGGGGACGCAAACGCCTATAAGCTGATTAATGCTTTTGAGTATGAGTTTCAAACAAATGCAACGTTAAGAAATGCTGGATTAAAATTTGAGCAGTTAAGAGACTTTAGTTTTTTTGCAGATAATGAAAGAGCTAACATGCTTAATAGATATACCACTGCTGCTAGAACTCGCAGGGCTTATGAAGAAGCTACTAGAGTAGCTGGATTAAGAGATATTGCAGAAAGTGCAAAAAATTTATTTGAAGCAGATTTAGGAATTTCTGCTAGAGCACTATTGGATCCAATAACATTTAATGAAATTATAGATTCAACTGTAGCGGATGATGTACGGTTAATTTTAGAAGCAAATAATATATCAGATGACATGATCACTGACGTATTGCGTGGAATAAAAGGAAATTCTGATCAAATGGGCCAGGGTGCAAGACTTATATATAGTGCGCTTCAACAATCTGCAAATTTAACTATAGCAGAGCAAAATGACGCAGCAGCTTTTGATTTTATTAATGCAGTAACGCAAAGACCAACTTCAACAGCAAGTATAGCAGGAGAACTAACAGATGAAGCTTTAACAAGTGTATCTGGCTTTGGAAATAGACAGGGAGTTAATGCGTCAAGATATAAAAGACTTTCTTTTGATTATATAGCAGAAAAATTATCAAATAAGAATATAAGAAATGCTGCAATAGCAGGAGGTGTTCTTATAGCTGCAAGTTTTATGTATCAAAAGAATAAAGGTGTTTCTGTTGATGATGTTGGTGGTCCACCTCTACTTCCTGGTGGATCCGCATATGAAGATCAGTATCCAACAAGAATACCTCAAATGCCAACAATAGGTGGTCTTGGTGCCCAAGGCGGAATGTCTTATAGAATAAATGTAAATGGTGGGCAAGGTGACATTGATAAATTGCGGTCAGCTCTAGCTGGGGTTACTAATTCTAGTATAAACTTAAGTATGTATCAATCTAGCCCTAGTGTGCAAAGAGATCCATATTCTCAAATAGGTTCTTCTTATTAAAGGTAAAAATGTATGATTTTTGGTTCTAATCAACAGAATAGAACGTTAAAAGACGCTGGATCCAATCCTAAGGATACATCATATAGAACAGCAAATGCAAATAAACTTTCTGCAAAAATATCTAAAAAAGATGCAACGAGTAGTATTAACATTGCTGCCTCAAGAGATAAATTAGAGTCAGATGTAAAACCTAAAGCTAGACCTTCTTGGCAAGGGTATTCTGATCAAAAGTCAACAGTTTTACAGTTAAATGGAGTTGGTTATGCAAATTCTTCATTGCAGACTGCAAGATATAATAAACATTTTATTACACACAATAGTGGAGTAAATTTATCAAGTCCATTTACAAATTCTATAAAAAATGGTATAATTAATAATTATGGATTTTTTTCATCAAAAGAATCTTCTAGTTATAAATTAAATTCTATTATTAATAATAATAATATATTATAAGTTGGTTTAGTTATGGCAATTAATTCAAGATCAAAAGCTATTTTAATACAAACATTTGATAATGAAGAATTATATAATCTAATTAATAGTTATTTAATTGGAGAACAAAATATTGATTCCATCTATCCAAAAAATGGATATATAGATTCCGGAGCTGAAGCAAGTCAAGCAATATATTATTTAACAGATAATCAAATATATGGTTTTAGTTTTTTAGATTATATAGTATATGATACAAATGATACTTTTGGTCTATGGGCCATAACAACCGCAGCTTCTGTTTTAGTATCTGGAATATCAACATCTAGTTTAGATTCAACACAGTTAATATCTACTTTAGAAACTATAATTAGCACAAATTATGATGAACTTCCAGATAGAAATGATGTAAATGCACTAGATGAAGCAATTAAAGTTTTTACAAAAGGAGCATTGTGGACAGAAGATGCCGTTAGAACATTCTTTATAGAAAGAGTAAAACAAAGATTAGATATATGGCATAATTATGTTTCGGTAAATAATAAATGGGGAAATATTACCGATCAGGATGTCCTGCTAATTGAGCAATTAGAAGAAAATGTTACTTCAGAAGAATTAGTGAATCCAGATTTATTAATTGAAATACCAGAAAATATTTCTAAACTTATTAGTTTATTGTATCCAAATTATAATCCAGATGATAGCTCTGCTATAGCTTCACAATCTTTTATTAACTTAGCATTTAGCGGTAGAAATACTAGTTCTTCTCAATTATCAGCATTTTATAGAACATTTTCAAATACAAATATTTCTGCAATTGAAAGCCTAAAAAACGCTTCTCAAATTCAAAAACTTTTTGAAAAAATGGAAACATATGGGATACTGGAGCTACTATCCTATGCTAATGAAATAGATACTTTAGCAACAAATAGGCTTCAAAGCACTTATACACTAGGAACTTCTCTTGATTCTTTTACAAATGAAACTACTGATATACCTTGGTTAACTAGACTAGGTCAGGTTCTGGCTATAGTTAGAAGGGATCCAATTTTCTTTGGAACTCTTCAGTATTATTTTCCAAGCATAGTTTCTTTTATTCTTACAGCAACAGCTTCAGTTGCAGATTATTCAGATACATCTATATCTGTTGGTGAAGATACTCTTAATAATGTCGACGATGCTATTGAGTCAATTCGTAAAGCTTTTGGTGTTAACTCTCAAGGTGAGCCAATATTTGAAATGGCAGCAAGTCTTATAAACACCGCTGAGAGAATTAAAGCAGTGTTAGATAAATCGCCTTACAGGCCAAATAATCCTCCAGGGTCTCCGGATATATTCCACTTGAGACTTGGTGCAGCAAATTTTTATGTGCCACCAATTTCAATTAATGTTAATACAGCATTTAAAACGGGTAGTCTTTCTGGTGCGGCAATTCGTCAAAAAAATAGCGCAAAGTTTAATTCTGGTTATAAAGAAACATCAATAAGAATAAGGTTATTTTTCCCCAACTATGAAGAAATATGGGGAATTAGTATTGATGATGCAACAAGAACTACTTTAAACAATAATTTTCAAATAGACTTTGGATATAAAGAAGATGACGCAGGCAATCAAATACACGGAAGCTCTAATGAAAAGATAGATAAATTTCTTTCATCATTAAGAGGGCTAGTTGCAGCATTTAAATACTCACCTATACTGCCAGTAAAAAATAATTATTTAAATGTAGTACACGGAATTACTGGTGTTGCATTGTCAGATATGAGTATTTCTACAATACCAAATTATCCATTTACACTAGTCGTAGATTTAGAATTACTTAATTTTAATCATAAGCCATTTTTGCCAATGATTAAAGATTTTAATCAAGCAATACATTGGGGCAAATATCGTCATTATATGGGTAAAGCGGCTGGCGCAATACATAAATATGTTAATGAAGAATTTTTAATAAAATCATCTGATGATAAAGCAGAGGATTATTCTCCAGATGAAAATACTGGAAAAGTTGGAGATTATGACATAACTCCATATGGAGCGTCTTTAGATAGAACTAGATTATTTTCTGAAGAAGTTTTTACAACAAATGTTATAAGAGAATGGATTAATGGAAATAATATTACATTATATACTCCAGCAGAATCTCAAACAAAAGTATTCTTACCAGATACAAGTTCTTTTAGAAGTGAACAAGAAAAAATATTAGATGATCTTGGTAGTTCTTTTTGGCAAAGTCTTGCTAAAAAAATTGGCTTAGATATAAATGAATCTTCATATATTAGACCATTATCTCAAACTAGATCAGCTTCTTTGTCTAATTCTTGGTCTCCAACAATTGGTAGAATAATAAAAGAAGAAACACCTTTATTAACTGCCGGTGTAAACTCTGAAACTATTGCGGAAATTGCTTATAAAGATTTAGTTGAAAAATTTTTGCAGTCAAACGTATCAAAAACAATAACCAATGCACAAAAAGCTTGGCTTAGAGATAAAGATGACTCAACTCTACCATATTCAACTGGTATACCTGGTTTAATTTTAAGTGGAGAAGAAATAGAAGAACCAGGCTTAGAAGAAGGTGCATCCCTTAATTTTGTTAAGGGTATATTGTTGCAAGCCTCTTTGAATCATGAAAAGTATTTAGATACTTTAGTTGAAACAGAAGCTAAAAGATTACATAACCTTAAAGGTGGAGATCTAGAAATAATCAAACAAGAAGTTAAAGAACAATTTGCTATAGCTTATAGCGTTGGAATATATGAACGATTCTTTTCAAGCCCACTTATACAGGAATACATGGAGGCAAATAGACAGAAGTACGGTCAATTCTTATTCAGAGAATGGGAAGTCCCCATGCTTAGAGTTGATTTAAATCCAAAAGAAGCAATTGTTAATGCCGTTAGTGTTAACATGGGTAATAATTTAGTTAAGCTTCAACTACAAATGCAAGATGAGCCAACCTACCAACATATTGGAGGCAGGGATACGACAATTAGTATTTCTATGACTGTTTTTGGCGAAAAAGAATTGATGAAAATACGTCGTGTATTTGAACATGTTAGCGGGCTGGCAAGGCTTGAGCATGCAACAGGTGTTTTAGGTTTTCTTGGTATTAAAAATATTATAACTGCTTTAGCAGGTGTAAAATATGTTTTACCATTAAATTATAGTATTAATACAATTCCCAATTTTCCTCATGTTTATTCTGTTGAATTAAGTTTTGTTGATTTTGATATTTTTCAGCAAAGAAGAGAAGAGTTAACAAGTAAGCAACAAGCCGATTTAATAGAGCATTTTAAAAATAAAAGAAATCCATTTTTAAGAATTAAACAATTATGGGGGTCATTTAATGCGTATCCAGATTTTCCTCTTGATATTAGGGATGAAAATAATGAAATTGTTGGGCATTTAGATCCTGATTATTATTTTAGAAGTTTTGAAATGTTAGACGACGATGTCGTTAATAATATTAAAAATCAAACTCCTAAACTAGCACAGTATCAACTTGGAGATGAAAATGGAATTGATCAAGGTGATGTTCTTGAGGTTGTTGGTATAACGCAATCAATTATTAATTTCTTAAGAGAATATAACGCTTCAGAAGATAATAGTTCACAAGTTTTGCAAGAAATGGTTGATTTTATAAATTCTCATAATATAGATAAAGCAAAATTTATGAGTTTATTATCGTCTTTTGTAACAACAAAAACAACTGAGTTTGATACTAAACAAAAATATACATTGATGTCTGATTTTATTGAATTTACTAAAGGCGAAGATACTTACGAATATGGGCAACTTCCAGCAACTTCAATATCAATAGGAAATGTAGAAGTAGATGGAGCAGATAAAGTTTCAAGCATATATGCAGCCCTGCAAGGTGAATATAGTTTACCAAATGATTTAATAAGTTTTGATCCAGATGAAGTTGATTTTCACGCAATTATAGATTATTTTCCTACGCCAGTTCCAAGTGATAACGGTAGTGTAGATCCAAATGCGACGGATTCTCCGGGCGATAAAATACCAGCTACTTTAAGAACAGCTATTGGTAACTATTATGGTCATGTAAATAAACTAAATGGAAGATTTTATTTTGATGATTCTGTGCAAATTGCACAAGGCGGATTCAAGTTTGCTTATAGAAATACTATAGATGTTCAAACTCCAGAAACAGGAACAACAGCACCGCTTACTGGGGTACAGGGAGTTAAAGCTTTATCAGAGTATCAAAATGCATATGATGGAGACGTGGCTTCACATTGGGAAAAAATGTTAGCCGACACAAAATATAGAGATGTTAGCGGAAGAATGTTACGTGTTTTTCCAACATATATGTTGTGGCTAATAGATGAAGGTGGATATTTTGCTGGTGTAAAATTATTTGATAATTTTTATGGTCTTCAATCAATAATAGATTTTTCTGTTGTTTCATCAGAAGATTTATTAGGAGACACATTAATATTTAGAGTTTCTAATTTGTACAGTAAACTTACTAGACCAGAGAGTTCAAAAATATTTAATGCACGACTGGATGATTATAATGAAGATCCATTAAATTTGCAAGAGGGTCTAGAAAACATATACGAAAGAACTATTAATGTTGCAAGAAATATTATGAGCGGCATGAAGAGTGAGTATATTGTTGATATTAAAAATATTAGATTAAAACCAGGCGTTAGAGTTCACTTAAGGGCTGGCTATGGTTCTAATCCTAACTCACTTCAAACTTTATTCAATGGAGTTATTACTGAAGTCCAAGCTGGGGAAATAGTTACTGTAACCGCACAGTCTGATGCCATAGAGCTTGGTGCGGTAGTAAATAGTACAAAAGAAAAGGGTCATAGTGGAAAAATAGATGGTGGAATAGATACTGGATTGTGGCTATCTGAACCAAGAGATTTAATGGTAAGACTTCTGTCAATGGGAACTTCTAGATTTAGAGAGGGAATGTCATTTGCTACTCAAGGTACTATTTTTTCTGAAAATAAGTTTGGCATAAGACACTTTGGATGTATGTTATATGAACCATTAACGGAGCAAGAGGGTAATAAAAGCGCGCAAATTAAAGATAGAATATCAAGCACTTACACTCAATTAGGCTCTTCAGATAGCCTTACTGGTGTAGTCACTGGCGCTACTAGTCTAATGTATAATACTGCAATATTACCAATGATGGCAACATTATGGGGTAATTATAGCGCTGAAGTAGATTTAGAATTATTTAAGAGAAATATATATCCTGGCAATGGTACTGGTATAGCACAATTTTTGGGTGGAGATTTAGACGATGGCTGGGCAACTGTTGCTTCCTATGATCCTGGTCAAAATATTCAGGGTGGAACACAAGATTTAGAGGGATATATTGGAAACGCTACAGATAGAAGCTGGAATAGACTACTTGAAAGATATGACGTTGGTCAGGCAGATGCTAAAAAGGCAATTGAATCATTAACTGCAGGGAGTGAATTAAGAAATTCTGAAGGAAGAGCTAATATAGTTAAGAATCTTCTTACTGGAAGCTTAACAGTTGGCGCTTTTGCTATTAATCCACTTTTAGGAAAAACTACTCTTGGATTGGCTGGTGTTTTAAGTGGTAGAAATGGAACAAATATATTTAAAACATTGGGTCTAGTTTCTGGAAGGGACGACGATTTACCAGGATTTGACGAAGTTTCATTTAGAGCTCAAACATATATGAGAAGTGTTTGGGATATATTCCAAACATGTGCAAAAATGTTACCAAATTATATTGTTGCAGTTAGGCCATTTGAGGATAGATCAACTGTTTTTTATGGTAAACCACATTGGCTATATACTTCTGGAGTTGTTCCGGTTACAAATGGTTATCCACATCAAAGCCAAGAAACTTCAAATGTTAATATACCACAAGTAAGAACCGCCGACGACGCCTTAAATGATATCTTAAAACAAATAAATAAAAATACAAACCCCCTTTCAGATTATAATGCGTACTTCTCTGCAACAGAGACTATAGGCTCTCTGCAATCTGAACTTCTTAAAGATGAGATTCAAAATGAGGGCATTTATGCTCCAACAGCAGCAATCCAAGGTAGGCTAATAAATTTCTTTTCTCCATTATCAAAAAAGACAAAGATTATTAATTCACAAGGTGAAGAAGTAGAAATAAGATTGCCCGCATCAAAGGGTGTTGCAACGATTGGTCCACATCTTCCAATTGAAACAGAAAATAATAAAAATTTAATATCATTAAATTCTTTTCCAGTTAATGAAATAGCTAGTATTCATAAGCAAATACCAACACTTTTGCCACAATATAGTTTTCCATTTTTTGTTGATCTTAATGATGAACAATATCTTCCTTATTCTCCTATTTTTGATAAAGATTTCTTTAAACAAAATAAAGGATATACAATATTTGAAAACTTGATAAAAGAATTACCAGAAGCAGATAATATTACTAGCGATAGCGATCTTGCTCCAGTTTTTGATAAGCAGGGGTCTGGTATTAATGAAGTTATTCAGCAGGAGCTACAAAGTTTTATTGAAGAAGAAATAAGAATGCCATATCCAGATAGGGATCCATTGATATCTGATGAGGATGACGATGAGATGATTCCAGAATGGGAATCTTTAGGTGACCCATATTCAGATTGGGGTTTGCCAAGAAACGCTACAGAGGAACAGTTTTATATAGCTATGAGATGGCCTTATGTTCCAACTGAAATAGATGGTTCATTTACTAAAGAAAAATTTACTACCAAATATTTTCCTGAATCAGTTACAAATTCTAGTAGTAATTTTTTAAGTGGAACAGCAGAAGACTATAAGAATTCTAGAGTTTTAGTTTTTAATCCAGCAACAGGTGCCGCAGTAGTGTGTGCTCCAATGTATTTCTTATGGTCTTCTGGCTCAAATATTTCAAATAATCAAACAAATTTTGAAGCGGATGGTAATTATGGAGTAAAGGAATATTCGTTAATTGAGGCAGTAGTTTCTCCTGATGCGGCACAAATTTTAGGCATTACTTTTGGTGCAATTGATAGTTCAAGTTTATTTGTTTCTAACGTAAGTGGTAGAAACAGTAGTGATTGGAATTGGAATTATAGATATTCTAATCCCATTTCAGGAAAACTAAGAGATACGCCAGGTTTTGCAGATTGTTTATACGCTTTTGTTCCGAATACAGTTCCTCTAGGCGTTATTTCAAAAAGTAAGGCACCAGCTACTTTCTTTAAAAGTCCAGGAGTTTCCTATGGTTACTCATCTGCAGAAAGCATTAATATTAATGACATAGGTTTTATTATAGGCTTTGGATCATTTGCTCCAAATGAGCAAAATGAATACATTGCCAAAACCGCAATGTCTGAAACAACTGATGCAATTGAAAGATATTTATTAAATAACTATGAAGCTTCTTCTTCATTAGAGGAGTACAAGCCATCTAGTGGATCGTCTGCCTCCTACTCTTTACAGGAAAGATTCTATGGAGGAAATGTTTTGTCAAATAAAAAACCTGGAGAGTCTGATGGCATTAATTATTTTAAAGCAGTTATTAATGGAACTATTGATAGTTTAGATAGAGATAAACTTTATGAAATTCTTGACGCAGAACTTGACTCCACTGGGGACACAGCTGGCTCTGGTAGAAAAGCATTTGTTTCAATATTTGATCCATTAGACGAAATATCTATTAGCGCAAGAAAATATTATGACGAAAGTTACGATAACGAAATTTCAGTTATAGCTGGAGATGGAAGAACGCTAACTCAAGCTTCAGATATTTGGGATCAATTTAGATTTGGATATCATACTTATGAATCTGTTAAAGCAATATTTTATAATACATATAACATTGATCCAGATTTAACTGAAGAATTTCCGCAAATGTTTAAAGATGCAATTTTAGGTCAACTAAACACTAGTCCAATTAGTTCTATAGCGGAAGATGAAGTTCAAGATCAATTTAAAATTCTTTTAGGGGAAGATTTTTTTCAAGAATCCCCTAGACTTGGAAGAGTTTCATCTGATGAAAAAAGTAGAGCTGAAGCACTTGAATTTGCTAGAAAAAACTTTTTATCCGACGCTCCTGATGGAGATGGTGTTATAGCTTATTATAATAAGTTAATATCTTCTGCATTTAGTAGAATATCAGAGATAATGATAGGTGACGTAAACACTCAACAATTAATTACGTTCTCATTAGACATACGGGGAAATGACGAGCAACAAATACGTAGGCAATTAGCAGAAAAAATTAAATCACCTAAACAGTTGTTCCTTTTTATGGTTGGTGTATTTAGACAAAAAATGTGGTCAGACCCATATAATAGAGCCTGGTTAGTACTTAAGCCAAATAGAAAATTAACTGGAGCTGGATCAGAGGGTCAATGGGATTTTAAGCCAGTTGATAAAATATTCCAGGCTTTCATTGACCCATATGATACCTATGCTAAAGATCCGGCAAAGTTTAAAAAGTTGTTAATATCAACTGCATCAGAAGGTAGAAGTTCAACAAATATATTTGGTGTAATTGGAACTGAAGTTAAAGAGTTTTATAAAGCAACTGTTGGAAATATGTTTAAGGGAATAGCAGATGCCCTTGGTGGCTTAATGTCAATGTTTAAAATGAGCATGCTTCAGATGGGCTTTGCTCTAAGCGAAGTTGGTAAGTTCTCAAGACAAGCAAACATTTTAAATAAAGCTTTAAATGATTCAATTTATTATTCTTTAGGTCGACCCGGTTCGCTTCTTAGGGCCGTTGATAATCCGTTCACAAGAGAATATGGAGAACCTGTTATAGAGGTTCGTGAACCATTCCAAAGAATACATTATTTAAGCTCTTTCTCTCATATAGTTAGCAATAGAATACAAGAGAATTTAAATGGAGTTTCAACCGTCATTACTGCGGTATCAGATGGAAAGTATCCCGTTACTGTTGCCTTAGATAAGGGTGCTCCAGCAGAGAGGCAAGTTGAAAAAACAATTGAAACAGGAATATATTACGATAATTTTGTTGGCTCAGGATTTCTTGGCTTCCTTCATCCACTAATGCATCCAATTAGTACAATTAGAGGTGTGGTAAAAAATGTTCAGGGTGCACCAGATGAATTGATTGCAAGAAGAATAGGTCTAGGGCATTTGCGTGAATCAATTAAAGATATATATACGGGAGAATTAATTATACTTGGTAATGGTGACATTAGGCCACATGATCTTATTTATTTGGCAGATATATATGAAAGAATGTATGGTAT